TTACTGCCCTTGAAGAGCTAAAAAATTCTCTATTTCAGATAGCGTTGCTTGACTCCCTTTACGAAGTATTCCAGATAATTTACCCGATTTATAATAGGTTAAGCTAGGAACCGTAGCAAGACCTTGACTCTGTCGAAATTGTTGTATTTTTCCATTCGGATCCGACTCGCTATCCAAATAGTAGATAGTCGCACGTGATCGCTCTACTGCCTCTGTTAATTTCGGAACAAAATCACGACAATAAGGGCATGTCTCACGACCTATGTATAATATAAATTCTTCCTCATCTTGGACCTTTTGCTCCACTTCATCTATCGAAATAGCCTGGTAACTCTTTACAGCCTTCACATAGTCTGATTCATTTGGCGTAGCCGCTGATTGAGATAGAAAGAAGGTCCCACCTACGACCAAAATAGCTAATAGCACTAGCAAAAAATACTTACGCCACATAATCCCTCCTCAAATACAGACAAAAAGCCCTTGTAAATAGGGCTTTTAAATATCGATACAAATCTTAGAGCATTTTGTTATCTGACAATGTTTCAGTACCTGCAAACAGGGCTTGTTTTGATTAGAATTTACCTTAATTCTATCAAAATTTCAAACACTTGGACAAGTACAGGAAACATAAAGGGTAACTAAAAAGGGAATTAAAAAGATGAGTTCAGTAAGCAAGAATCAGCGTATCAATTCGATACGCTTTTTTGATTGCTGGTAAGTGTATTCTACCATGAAAGCACGGGCTTATATTCGGTTATCTTCACAATTGGTTGGCCAACTCTACCAAAGCTGTTCGTATTATTCTATAACAAGCACTTTCTGAACATTGTAATTCATCACTGATTTTATAAATTTCATAGTGTAATACATAGTAGCAACGAAGTGCCGTTCTTTGCATTGGATCATCCAATATATCAATTAGTTTAGTTAATCTATTCCGTTCCTCCACTCTAGCTTTTAATTTCTTGGTAAGCTCATCTTTAAGTTCGACTGTATTAATAATATTGTTAGCCATATTATTCACTTTTGATACTTGAACCTTGGTATTTGCGAAACTTGAACGCTGGAATAAACCTTCCTCAATGTATTGAAGTTCAAAGTTTAATTGCTTAATTTCAAAATCCAAACCTCTAATTTTTTTCAGTTGCCTTTTTAACTCTTTTACATCCATAATTTACCTCCGTTTGTTATAATATAAATAACAATTCTATTTCAAACGGGGTCAGCCACAGGCTGGCTTTTTTTCATCGCTCAATTGTTTCAACAACATTCAAAACAAAATCAGGGTCATGGATTTCAAAACCGTTCACAACATATCTTCCTGAATAAGCCCAGGTTTTTTCATTGGCCAAGTATTGCTCTTTAAAAAGAGTATAGTAAGTTTTCCAATCCTTGTTTTTACGTGCTTTATCCATTCGTTTTTTATATGGATCAGTATATTCCGGTCTAGTTAGTTTTTGAGCTTTCTTGTTAGTAAATGACTTCCTAGATATTAACTTTTGCGCCTTGTGTTTCAGGCGTCTTTCTTTCATTAATCTACGCTGGCGTTCTTTCTTTGCAATCTCTCGACACCCGTCACTACAGTACTTTGCAACATTTGAAGCAGTTTCAAAACACTTTCCGCATTCAGAACAATATCTAACATACTCAGCCAATAGTTTCTCCTCCTAATTCCATTTGCTAACGCGAAAAAAAATGTACAGTGACGGCGTGAAGGACCGCCTAGGCGGCAGGGAGGGTGATACCCCCCTTTTTTCTACTGTCCATCTTGTCCACTAGAAATTACAAAATAGTTTATAACTTCATATTTCTTAACATTTGTCGTAAAGCTTCATCATTACGTTTCTCATTTTCGGTTCTAGTTCCAAACTTGCGCCTAGCTTCTTGCTCAGCTTTTGTTGCTGCTTCCGTCTTAGCTCTAGCAATTTCATTTTCTTTTCGCTCCTCATTTTCATCATGCATTTTTTGTAATGCTTTATTAAATAGTTCCTGATCTGCTTGACGCTTAGCTTCTGCGTTTTTTCCCAGCTTTGCTAATGATTTATTGAAATTCTCAGCCTGTTCTTTTCGCGACTTCTCAGCGCCGTCTTGCAAATCTTTATACCATTTGTAAGGATTGTGCTCTGTCATTATTTAACCAACCTTTCATAATTTTCAATCAAGCTATTTACTAAGTGAACAACACTTCTCTTTGGAGCGTACTCTAGACCCGATAAGCGCCCAGGTAATAAAGCTCCTCGATCGCTGTAATTGTAACTTTTCTCATTACGCCCTATTTTATTTTCTAGAAGTTGGAGGGTATTATTAGCAAAATTGTAGTTATCGATATGAAGTTGTTTGAGCGCTTCAAATTCTGGAAACATTTCAGATACTTTATTAATAATAGTCATATTTTCTTTTTCAGCTAGTACATTGATTTCATTAACCAATTTATTATAGTCTGTTTTACTAATCAAAGGTTTTTGAGTCAATTCATCCAGTTTATTCTTCAACATTTCTTTAGTATTTTCAGCCGTCCAAAGTTCACGCTTAGCAATATCATAAGCTTCGGCATCTACCATCGTCTGTGCGTCGGCTATATCCTGTTTCGCTTGTTCAATCTTGGGATCAATCGCTTCCAGTTTTGCTGTGTACTTTTCAATCGCTGTTTGATTTTCCTGATGCAATGCCTCTAGCTCTGCTTTAATTTCTTGTAGTGTTCTTGTCATTATCTTTCTCCTTTTAAATCATTGTATTTGTTTGCTTTTAAAATCTAACGGATCTCCTCTTATCCAGTTCATTGCATACCTCTTCACTTCCTTACTGGGACAAACGGCCTGCATACTGCCAAAGGCTAATATATTTGTTGTCTTTGTCCAGTGACTTGAGTAACCCTACACCCATAGCACCAATTAAGTCTAGTGTTGAGTAGCCTGTCTCTGAATCCGTTGGAATTGGGTCATCACTTAGCAAACGTTCCGCATAGTCAAGTAACTCCAGTTCATACGCCACCACCTTTTTAAGCAAGCTATCAAAGGTTTCTGACTGTTTGAGTTGTTCCGTGCGCTCCAGGCGGTACTGGTCTTCAACGTCGGTTTCTGCTTCAGGATTGTTGTAGTAATCTTTGAACCCGTCACAAATCCTCTTGAAGATCTTACTTAGTTTCTTATCTTCTGCATACTCTAGCACTAGCTGACCTTTGCCCTTAATCGTTGCCTCAATTACTGGCGTGTGATAAGTCCCAAACATATAACCAAAGACAGCATTACTTGCCACTTTGGCGGTGTCAATGTCTTCAAAGTCGTAAGTAAAAGTAAAGGTTTGTGGTTTGTCTGAAAATGTTTTTAATGTCATGTTGTTTGCCTCTTACTCTGTTATTTATATAGGACCAATAGCCCTAGTTCTGTTGTCATTGCCTCATAGTCGCCACTAGTTGCCTCTGTATATTTCACGTCAACCACTTCTACGGTTGCCATGAACTCGTTTACTCGCTCTTCAAAATCTTGTGGGCTTTCTTTAGCCAAGTTTTTTAATAGTTTAATTTTCATGTTTTTCCTCTATTTTTGCCTAGACCCCTGTTACTTTTACAGGGGTCTGCTCTGACCCCTGTTACCGCTAAACCCTTGATATTACTGACTTTTTACAGGGGTTCATAGGGTTACAGGGGTTTGCTTATATACTCTTATCATTTTTTTGTTTTTAGACTAACAATATATATGTATTTTATGTCTAATTTTTCTTTTTTCCTCTCCTCTCCTATATAAACCCCTGTATACCCCTGTTCCTAGTGTAATAATGATAGCTAGATGCTTGATATAACTGGGTTTGTGAGGTTACAGGGGTCTGGGTCAAACCCCTGTAACACCCCTGTATACCCCTGTTACCTTAAAGAATATGGTTAATATCTTCAAACACCTTTAATTCTTTTGTTTTTTCATCTTCAGGGATATAACTTTCAAAGCGTTTTAAATTGTTCACGGTGTAGACGGTGACCATTCTGCCATTTACTTTTTTTCTTTTAGACCCCACTCCAATAGTCTCTAGTGCGTTTTTTGCCTTGACTCCATTGCTTCCGTAAGTTTTTCTATAAAGTTCCTCCACTAAAAAATTATCTGTTCTAGTGATATATTCTTCATGGTCTAGAGTGTTAAGTAATAACATTTGAAAATCGTCCAAGTCCACATTGTTAAAAACTTCTACGGCTTTCCATTCAAATTTTTGTCCATGCTCTTTGAAATAGTCCAAGCTGCTCAGCAAGAAACCAATGCAGCCGTCTATTTTGGGGGACTTGTCTGGGTGCGTGAATGCTTGCCAATATTCGGAAAAGATTGCTTCACGCTCTGAATCTGTTTCGCCCTCTGGTCTGTCCTGATACTGTATCAATATCTTCCGACCGTTCATTTCGTCGGATAGTGAAACATTTCTATTGGTATCGATGCACAACACGCTGGACAACTGTACAAGTCCTTGGTTACCTCCGACGCTTCGGGCGACGTGTGTTTTTTCGGTTGCGATAATCTTCAGCACCCTTTCCACCCTGTCGCCTACTATGTCGCCTTGCTCGGTTGCCAATGCCATCTCACCGCCTGAAAATAAAGCCCACGCATTGAGCGCATCGAACCCCCTCGAGATAAGGTTGTCTAACTCCACATCTATCTTGTTGAATAGTCCAGACAAGGCAATATGTCGTAAGCCTTTTCCTGTTCGTACTCCAGATTTTGAGATGAAAAAGTTAGTCTTTGATCGTAAACCGCTGGCAACCTGGGCCATGTAGTAGGTTTGTAAAGTCGCATTGTGTAATGAAAGTTCATCAGCTATTACATACTTTAGAAACTTGTTAGCCATAGCCTGTCCATCTTTGGCGGTGTTGTAGTCCACTGGGTAGAATTTAAAATAGGATTGTTCTTCATTTGGGTTAGTCCTATAATAGCGGTGTTCTTTCAAGTCAATAATAAAGTCATTCCCTGCTATCTGGTAAGGCTGTAACGTTCGTACTGGTTCAATTTTGATATTGCTAGCAATGCCTGAAAGGATTTCCAGTACATATTCTCCATCACGTTTAAATCCGTATAGGTTTTGTATGGTGATTTCATCCATTAGAACAGCTTGCTTGTTGTTTACGTCGTATAATTTACCACCATAGAACACGAACCGCCCTAACAGATAATCAGTTACCAACTTAGCAAAGGGTGAGAAATTCATGTCGTAAGTGATATGAATATACTCCTTTTTGTTGTCTCCTTTCCCTTTGGTCTTTTTCTCAAATGTTGCGGATATGTATTTTTTTGTTGTGCCATTCTGCTCGGTGATGTACATGATCCTGTTATCAGGAATGAATACAGTTTTTCCGTTGTACCAGGCATTATTCAAGCTATCAACTGCCACAATGTTATACAGTTGTCTCTTGTAGTCTGCTTTTAGTTTAGACTGTCCAAACTCCGCCTCATTCCAATTCAGTTGTAAAATCTCTTTTAATTGTTTCAAACAGTCACCCCCTCAAAAAATGATGTTGCCACTTGCAAGAAATAGCCTGCTAGGTCGCCCCGTTGGGTGAGATTGGCAAAGATTTCAATTGCGCCAATCATGTCCATACCGTTGATATAAAGCTCTCTGACCAAGTAAGTCACGTCAGCCCGTGAGTTAACGCCGTATTTCAGTAACTCCGTCAGCATCGGTGTATAGATGTAATCAAGGTTCACCCGCATTTTGTCCAGGTTGTACCGTTCCAGCTTCTCCATCTTCTCCAATAGCTCATTGTTTATCGTAGCTATGTTTTTATCTCTGACTAACTCCCAACCGTTTACTTCTTCGGGGTAGTCTTTGACGATTGTCACCATTAGCCCTTGATAGACGAAACCAGTCATATAGGTATCAAAGGGTAAAAAGTAATAGAACTTGTAGAAATCCCCTTTCTTGAGTGCTTGGGTTTCTGTAATAGGTAGCTTCTTCATGTTCTCCTTATTGGTTGTGATCTCAATTAGGTTGTACATGTCACTTTCTCCGTTTCTTCTTCAGCTTTTTAAGCCTTTGCTGTTCCTTTAGCTGGTCCAGGGTCGGCCTGCGGTCTTTGTAAAATTTTTCATCATGATACTTCCCACCTCCTTGTGCGGGGTGTACGTTATACCTTGCCATTATCTACCTTCTCTTCTAAGTATCTGTCAAAAGCTTCAAATAACCCTTCGCCTTCTTTTCTTGTGAATTTACCAGAATATCTGGCCTCACAAAATTCACAATACTCTTTATAACTACCTGTCATCATCTACCCCCAAGAATATCAAAACATCACTGACCCTATAAAAGATTTTCCTAGTGTCTTCTAGCGGGGGCTGGTATCGTCTCAGCCCGTTTTTCTCCCACCGTTGCAAAGTCTTGTATTCTATGTCTAGCTCGCTCTTCAACTGTTGGGCTGTGATTAGTCCTGTAACCCTTGGCTTGACCAGCTCACGCGCCTCCAGATAGTTCTCTATAAGCTCCAAAATGCCCGTTTTTAGCTCTATTTCACTTTGTACGGTTAGTTCAAGCCTCATCTCTGTACTTCCTCCAGTCTTGCAAGTCTGCGGTCAGTAGCGCGTGGATACGCTTGTGTTCTTGGTCGTATTGCTTTTGGAGTGGTAGCACTCCTGCAAGTCGTTCTACTTCATTCTGGGGGATATAGTAGCCCCCTAGCTTGTTATCTCGTCCACCACAAACGGGAATACCGTAGTCAACTATTAGCTGGCGGATATGTTCCCTAATGGTTCGGACGTCCAAGCCTGTCAGTCGTTCCATGTCCGCCCCTGTGATTGGTAAGTCCATTCCAAGCGGTAGGAGTTTGAAAACTTTGTTTAGATGTTCTGGTAATTTGTTTTCTGTCATGCCTGTTCCTCCAGCATATTCGTCCAGTCAATGATCCATTGTTTTCTTTCTTCTTGGGATAGTGTCAAAAAACGTTCTTCTTCCTCTTTAGGTATCTTGTTTTCGATGATGCCAATGATAAACCCATAGAGTGCTGGGCGTTGCTCCTTGATTTCCTCAACTATCTGGTCTAGTTTCCTCATGTCCGCCTCCTAATTGTAATATCTGCCCTGTGATTGTATATAAGCCCCGTAGTTCGCATTTGTCAGCCGTCTAGTATGATTACCCTCTGGCTTGGTTTTAGGCTTGCTATGGAGCTGATACGTGCCTAGATGTAGCCATAGAAAGATATTCAGCGGTGTTAGTATTGCGATAAGCACTAACGCTGTTTCTATTGTCATTTCTTGCATTTTTTCATCTCCTTTTTCATTTGCTCAATATCTTGTAAGGCTAGTTTCAAGTACCACATAGGATTACCTACTTCAATCTTATCTTCATATCCAGCTTTCAAGAGTGCCACCCTTGCGCTCTCGACTCGGTGAGTTATACCGTTCAAACTGTGTTCAATCGGTGTTAAATCGCCATATGGAACTCGTGCCACGTCCTCATGAAAGTGGTTCAGCATGATGTCGGTTAGATAGTGCAATGTCCATCCTGTTTCATGATCTAGTTGGTACACTTTGCTGATGACTGCCTTCAGCTCTTCCGATATTGCATTCTTTACGGGTGCGTATTCTTGGTTAGACATTTCAAAATGGATTATCGTTTCTCTGTTATTGTCTTTCATGTTGTTCTTGCCTCGTTTTTCTGTTCAAAATACCTAGATTGTGTTATAATCTAGCTATAAAAATATTTCTAAAACCCTTATAGCTTGCCTGCTGAATTGTGTTTTAGTTATTTACTTCAAAGGCTTTTTACTGATTGGTCTCGGTAAGCCTTTTTTTGTTCCTCTCACGCGCCTTGTGGTGCGTTTTTTAGTGGTCTGAATACCATGTTTTTAATCTCTTGGTATGTCATGTCTAGGTTGATCATAGCAATAGCCATGTCTTCTAGTGCCTGGTATCTGATAAGTTCCTGACTGGTTAGGCTGTCAATGCCATTATGTCCGCCACGGTGTGCCATTAGCTGGCGTTTATTCAATTCGCTAGCGCCTTTTAGTAGCAAGTTTGTAACCGTGCTGTGCGCGTGTTTTGGGGCTTCCTGCCATGTTTCAATAGCTTCATGCAATGCCTTGCGCTTGGGCTTTTCTAGTGCCCTCTGATAGCGAAACTCTGCCACCTCGTCACGCATTTCAAAGAATGCTCGGACTAGTGCTGACTTGAAAGCAATAACTGGCGCGGTGTTTCTCAAGAATGTAATGAGTAAAGTCGCTTGTTGTTCGTTTAGAATGTAGTCGCGTTTACTTTGTCCACTTTCTAAAGGTGTCATTTTAAATGCAACCTTTCCGAATTTTTCAAGCTCCGCTAAGTGCTTTCTAATTTGTTCTTTCACTGCGTGATGGGTTATTTCAGCATTATCTGAAATAATACTGCTCAATGTATACGGCTCTTTCCGTCCGTCCATGTAAACTAGTTCCATGATTGCTCCTTTCTAACTGTAAAATAGTTCATCAATGGTTATATCTGGCTTAACCTCTGCGACAATGGTCTTGATTGCTTTCTTTTCCTTGTCATTGAATGGCGTTTTGCCTGTTTCTTTATTGTTGTATGACTGTAAAGAAATATCTAGCTTGACCGCCATAGCTTGCTGGGTTAGTCCTAACATGACCCGATAGCCTTTGAGTTTACTCATGTCATTCTCCTTTCTTTGAAAAATCCCCCTCCATAGATTGAAAGTGTGAAAGGTCGTGGAGGGGGTGAAGTATCCGTTTCGGATAACTTTGAAAACGATTATATATCCATTTTAGATACTTGTCAAGCGTTTTTTTAAAAATTTTATATCATTTCTTGATACTTTTTGCATTTTTGGTTATAATCAACCTTGAAAGGTCGTGAAATGTATGAATAGGTTGAAAGAATTACGCAAAGAAAAAAAGCTAACTCAGGAAGAATTAGCTAGTGAAATTGGTGTATCAAAAATAACTATTCTCCGTTGGGAGAACGGTGAAAGACAAATCAAACCAGACAAAGCCCAGGCACTCGCTGACCATTTTGGTGTGAGTGTTGGGTATTTGTTGGGATATGAAACAAATCCTAAAAAATATGACGACGAACTTGTTCTCACAAATCCTCGAACTAGCAGAATATTTACTCACTCATACAAACAGGAAAAAGAAAAGGTAAAAGATGCGTTCGATAACTTCGTATTAGAAAATTCACTTTTACTAACTGACGAACAAATTCAAGCATTTTCTTCCATGATTGCTGACTTACATACAGGAGCAGACTATAAATATTTTGGTCAATCAATACAAGCAGATGGACTATTTGAGCCTGTCGCTGACCTTGACAGCGTGCTAGAACAAATGAAAAAAGATGGCTACAACTCCATTTTTTCCGATAGTTAACCCACCAAGCTATTCCACGCGCCTAGGGGCTTTCTAGCGGACTGTGTGGAGTGAAAAAAAGTCAGTTTTTGTCAGTAGATGAAAAAAACTCAACAAAACTCAATAGCTAAAAATGTTAGCTTTTGTTAATAGCTGAAAAAAGTCAAGTTTTAACAAGTTAGATATTTTTGCAACCTTAGCAAACCATAGCTTCTATATCTGCTGTATGTTAGCATTTGTTAGCATTCTGCGCGTGCTTTCCTCGTGCTTCAGCAAGTCCGCTGACCTTGTATAAACCTTGTCACTTTTATAGGAGTAATACTCATGGATATTTTTAGTGAAGAATTTAAAAATGAACTTCGATTCATTGTGAAAGATACCGTTTCTGATATAGTCACAAAAGCCATAAAAAATGGATCATTTAATTCTACCTTTACGATTGACGTTGCTAATGACGATTTTTTATCTCAAAAGTTTTGCATGTCAAAAAGTTCTGTTGGGGCTATTAGAAGAGAGATGAGAGATTTCCCTAGCTATGCTAAGTTTCTTAGAAATGGCGGATCTCTTGTAACTGTCAAAGGTTTTGATGAATATCTGCAATATCGCGGTAGCTGGGAATGGAAGAAAGAAAAAGCTAAATTAAGAACAAAAAAAAGGATTCGTTAAGATCCTAAAAATTGTAAAGGAAAAAATATGAACGATTTACAACATTATGATGAATTAACTTTTGAAAATATCAAACGCATAGATGAAAACGGTGTAGAGTTTTGGTACGCTCGTGAACTACAAACCGTTTTAGAATACACTGAATGGCGTAACTTTAACCAAGTTATTGACAAAGCTAAATTAGCTTGTGAAAACTCTGGAAAGCGCGTGGTTGCCAATTTTGTTGACGTCAACAAAACTGTACAGCTTAATTTTGGAGCGCGTGAAATAGCAGATATAAAACTCTCTCGTTATGCCTGCTATTTGATTGTCCAAAATGGTGATCCTAGAAAAGAAGTCATTGCTTTGGGCCAATCATATTTTGCTATTAAAACCCGTCAGCAAGAGCTAGCTGATAATTTCAACAAACTCGATGAAGAGCACAAACGTTTAGCAATTCGCCAAGAGATGAAGGAACACAATAAATCATTAGCTGAAGCTGCTAAAATGTCGGGTGTCACTAACTACGGAAAGTTTCAGAATTTTGGATATAAAGGTCTCTATGGTGGAATGTCTATGCAAGATATTCATGATAGAAAAGAACTAGAAAAAGGACAAAGTATTCTTGATTATATGGGTAGCGCTGAATTGGCTGCAAACTTATTCCGCGCTACTCAAACTGATGAAGTGTTAAGAAATCGGCAGATACACGACGAAAATCTAGCTAACGATACACACTTTAACGTAGGTAGAACAATCAGAAAAACTATGCAGGAACTAGGTACAACTATGCCAGAAAATCTCCCTACACCTCAAGAAAGTATCCAAGATTTAAAAAGGAAGCATAAACAACTAGATAAACAACCGGATGAAAATCAACTTTCACTTTTTGATGATATGTGATAACCACCATATAAAGCCCATATTCGCATTCTACTCTTGATTGGCATATTTACCCTACCCAACCAAAACAAACGAAAATAGGGCTATTCTCGTAACTCTACGCATGATAAAACCTTTATAGCTTGCCTGCTGATGGAAAGGATATATCATGAAAATAACTGAAGTAAAAAAGAAAAACGGTGCCACTGTGTACCGCGCTAGTGTATATCTGGGAGTTGACCAGGTAACGGGTAAGAAAGTAAAGACCAAAGTAACGGGTAGGACACATAAGGAGGTTAAGCAGAAAGCCCAACAAGAAAAAATAGCCTTCCAACAAGACGGATTCACCCGGTTTCAAGCCACGTCAATAGCAAGTTATCAAGAATTAGCTGAACTGTGGTGGGAAAGTTACAAGTACACTGTTAAACCAAACACGTAAGACAATATTAAGAGACTGCTAGATAACCATGTTTTGCCATTCTTTGGGGGCTATAAGCTCGATAAGTTAACCGCCCCACTCATTCAAAGCATAGTTAACAAACTGGCTGACAAGACCAACAAGGGGGAGTCTGGGGCTTACCTGCATTATGATAAAATCCACGCTCTTAATAAGCGTATTTTACAATATGGTGTGACCATGCAAGCAATATCTTCTAACCCTGCGCGTGATGTCGTCCTACCTCGTAACACTCAAAAGGCTAAGAGAAAAAAGGTTAAGCATTTTGATAATCAAGACCTAAAAAAGTTTCTCGACTACCTGGGAGGGTTGGATCTGGCCAAGTACAGAAATCTGTATGAAGTCACCCTATACAAGTTCTTGCTGGCCACTGGTTGCCGTATCAATGAAGCCCTAGCGCTTAGCTGGTCTGATATTGACCTGGAGAATGCAACTATTAGCATTACCAAGACACTAAACCACCTCGGGCAAATCAATAGCCCAAAATCAAAAGCAAGCTATCGGGATATAGATATAGACCAGGAAACTATTACCATGCTGAAAGCCTACCAGCTTAGACAAATTCAGGAAGCCTGGAAGTTAGGGCGAACTGAAACGGTTGTATTTTCGGACTTTATCCATGACTATCCAAATAATAAAACTCTAGCTACACGGCTGAGAACTCACTTCAAGCGTGCTGGAGTGTCTAACATTGGCTTTCATGGTTTCCGCCATACCCACGCTAGTTTACTGCTTAATTCTGGAATACCTTACAAGGAACTGCAACACCGTCTAGGTCATTCCACTCTATCCATGACAATGGATATTTATAGCCATCTCTCAAAAGAGAACGCAAAAAAAGCTGTCTCGTTTTACGAAACAGCACTAAAAGCACTCTAG